AACTGAACAAGCTGAGTAACTTCATACTCACGTGCAATGATACCAAGAGAACTACTTGCAACAAATTTAAAATCTTTTACTGGATACAGTTCTGGATTAAATTGCATATAGCGGTGCGCGGCTTTCTTAACAAAAGGAATTAAGAAAGAATCTTGGAAGTTAATCAAGGTACGCTTGTGACGTTTGATAATTGCACCTAACGACATTGAAATACCTGCCGCTGTGGAATCCCCATTAATAGAACCGGGAATACCCGCCGCATCAATAGCACCTGTCGCCATTTGAACCATTTGCTGTAACGTAGCAGACTGGTTAAATGTATTAGGATCAAGTCTACCAAAGTTAAATGGTTGCAAGATTTCTGCAGGATTACCATTCGTAAGAATAGCCTTGCCCGGACGGACTTCCATCTTAGCCCCACGAGGAAGCCGTGAAGCGTCCACAGCCATCATTGGGTGTACAGTTAATGCTAAGGCATCAATACGTGCGCGTAGTTCTGTGTCAAGGGCTTTCTGAGCGTTGTAACCTTTCTCACAAATCCCACGGCCCCAGAAACGAGAAGGCACAACATCCCAAGGGAAAGCAACAACAGGACGATCCCCCATCATGTACGGATTTTCTTCTACTTTAAGAAGCGTACCGCCATTAGCAATAACAACAATAGCTTCTACATACGGGGTACGTTCTTCTTCTGAAACCTCAACAACTTCTTCGTCCTCTTCATAAAGAGCAGACTCAAACAAATCACGAGGCACTAGACCATAGTATTTAGTCAGGCGAACCTTGTCATCCATATAGACTGTGAGGTCTTGATCTGGCTCAATGTCCGTGTCAGGAGCCGCTACTGCAACTTCAACATCACGATAGATGCCTTGTTGCTGTGCTGTTTCAATTTGATGTAAAGGAACAAACTCATCAATTGCAACACCTAATGCCTCTTCAATAGAAGTTGCTACTGGATCAATCAAAAAGTTTTGTGGCATGATAGGACGCAACTTAACAAGAGTTCGTGCTTGTTGTGTTACCCCTACGGCTGTCATCTCACCGCCCATAATAGACTGAGTAGCAGGACGTAGCTCGGTAACTTCATCAAGAACAATTTCACCAACGCCTGTTCCAAACACAGCAGAGTTAATTAAACACTCAGCAATTGACCTACGCACATTTGCAAACTGCATATCTTCATCAAGCTGTGTGCGTAAGATTTGGATGTCTTGTGGTTGCTCATCAGCAAAGTCATCTTTAATATCAAACCACTTTCCACGCCCAAATGTAGCTTCTTCTACTTCCGCAACACTAGACTCAACAGCTTGCTGTAGTGCAGGTGAGATTAATCGAGAGCGTTCTGAAGCTCGCATTGAATCTTCTTCAGCCCAAATTCCTCTCCATAACCGATAGTATTCGTCAAACTTTTCTTGATAGTTTGAATCAAAGTGGTCACGCCATTGGTTGCATTTATGAATTACCCATCCCTCTAATGATGTGGGGTCTTCATGGTTATGATCATAATCCATATTAATATCCTGCTATTATGTCTAAGATTTCAAACTCATCTTCTTCGTAATCATAGTAGTAGCTTACTTTTGCAAGCTGATCAATATACGCCAAAGCATCCACAAGGTCATCATGAACTAACGTATTAGGGAATTGAAATAACTCATCAAGAAAATTAGAGTTCCATTCACCTTTGTTTAATGTTATTTGTCTGTGTTCAAATCGTCCTTGCAAGGCCCAAACAATACGATCTGTTTTCTTTTTATTNCCGTGAGTCAGTTCTTCAACGCGAAAGAATCGTTGACTTGACTTCATAATATCTGTTAAGTATGGAAGCACTGCATTCTTTAATGCACCTTTCTCAATCCCAACAGCAACTGGTTGATANTTTGCAACTGCATCAAATATTTTCTTTGCAGTTTTTTTAATGTCCCATCGTCCGTGTACAATGTCAGCTATCCACCATCCATCTTCATTGGCTTTAACAATTGCAATAGCTGTTTGGTCTAGCTTTTTGTTTTTACTTTTGGTTGCGGATTCCACATCTGCAAAGCCCGCAAGGTCAACTGCAATATAGTAATCACCATGCTCAGGTTCATCTTCATCAAACTGTACCCAATCCTCTTTAAAGATCTCTGACCCCATAGCTTCAAACGATGCCATGAACTCTTGTCGAAATGCATAAGAGGACATACTCTTTTTAGCTGTGTCAATCTCTTCTGGATCAAGGAGTGGGTTGTCATAAGATGTAAAATGCCAAGCCTTATAGCTCTCATCATCGCCCATCTCGGCGTAAGTGAATAGCTCATAGAAGTGGTTTCTCCCCATAGGCGTACCAATAAACATGGCATCACCCTTCTGGTCAGCAAGCGCAGGTCTCAGGATTTGTTCCCATACTGACGGTTTCATGTCAGCATACTCATCCATAACAAGGAACTTCAAGCTTACACCACGCATTGTCTCTGGTCTGTCAGCACCCTTAAGAGATATCGTGCAACCATTGACTAAAGTAATTTGAAGATTATTAATATGAGAAGATTTAATAACAGGATGTGCTAACTCTAGTAGAGTCGTCCACATAATGTCACGAGCTTGCCCCTGAGTGGGCGCAACATAAAACACATGACCACGATCAGTTTGTAATCCGTAGATAATTAGTTGCCATGCCGCAAGTCGAGACTTACCTGTCCGTCGTCCTGCCGCTACAATCTTAAATCTTACAGGATCGTTAAAGACTTCCTGTTGCCAAGGAAGCAATTCAACATTAAGCTCCACGCATTAACTCTACAAGCTCAACACCACGGGTTTTAACCTGACGATACCACTTGCTATCAATCATTTCGTCTGCGGCTCGCTCGTAGTCTTTGTCGTTGACTGCCGCGACCATGTTCTTGAACTTTGAAAGCCGAGTTCGCCCAAGATTAAAAGCCATATTAACCAGTACACGCACCACGTTGTCAGGATGGCTAAGCACATCATCAAAAATACATTCAGCATCTGTTACTGCTACCTTACAATCATCATGAAATACTTGAAGGATACGCTCATCAGTGACAGGAGTCCCAACAGGCCATGTAAATTCCATGTCATTTTCAGTAACAAGGTGACCAATACCAAAGGTAGGAAGGTTCTCTGAGTCTAAATAGATCTCAGTAACATAACCCTCGTGCCTAACTAGGTCTTCTTTAACTATCTCTATCAGATGTTGGGGTAACATCAATTATATCCTCATCATTACTAATCGTTGTTTCACCACCAACACCTGTAATGGTAATACTTACAGCGGATCGCCCAACATTATTNTTATCTTTTTCAAAATAACTAATAGGTAACATGCGATCCATTAATAATTTCCAAGCCGCCGCTTGATTCTTGTGTTCATCGTCCAGTGCGGCGTTAAGGATACTGTCCATAACCTTCTTGGACTTTGGACTAGCTAACAATCGAGCTTTGAACTCATTGATTGCCGCCGCATCTCCGGGAGGACGCCCTCTCATTCCACGGTTGCCGGACTTCTTTGCCTCAACATCCGTCTTCCGGGGTCTACCTACTCGCCTTTTAGGAGTATTCTCTGTCATATACAGTACTCTNTAGTTAACGCAACAATAAAAGCAAGAGATAATAATTCTAAAGATAATATTTCTTTTGCATTTCCTCTTGCGTTTGCTCTTTAGTGTAATTATTATATCATACTTTTTAGGATTTGTCAAGCTTATTTAACATAATACTGTAAATATTCCTCCCTAGACCCTTCTTCAGCGGGTTTCAGGCGTACTCCTTGACCTCCGCAGAGCGCATTTTAGTTTTAAAAAACAATATACTTAGAACTAAATCGTCTAATAGTATTTATTTATCAAGTTATCTCTATTTATTATTATTTTTTATAGTTCTAAATTGACTCTTTTTTGTGTCTGAGAAGGATCTCCGGTTGCCTATTGTGCCTGAGCCCCTCCCCCGGCCCTACCGAATACCCTAGTAGCCTTTTTGTGTTGAGAGCCAGTACAGAACGATTGAGAGACTGCCTAGAAATTGCAGAGAGTGAGAGTCTAGATAGCACCCACTAGCATCGACCTAGAACCCACACTAGAAACAACAGCAGAGACCCCACACTAGGAAACGAAACAGACCCCACACCCGCTGTTCAATTTGTAATTACAAAGAGGCTAGGGAACTTTCCGCGCTAGTTTCTGTCTTAGTTTCATCGGGAATTTTTCCCGAACGTTTACGGGTCAGCGTTAAGGCCGCCAGTTCTCAGTCTGAAAATACTGAGCGTTCTTTCGGTTGAACCCGTGAGCATTCAATTTGTAATTACAAAGGAAAATGATCATGAAAAATCAAACTGAAAAAATGTCTGCTGAATTGGTACTGGATAACTTTGTTGCGAACGTAGCTAAAGGAATCCGCTCAACAGCAAGCTTCAATGCTCTGACACTTGAACAGGTTCGCGTCATTATTGGTTTACCGACACTGACCGAAACTCAAGCAAGAGCAAGCGCAATCGAATCTGGTCTCTCTGAGCAAGAGGCGATAGCGGAAGCGAACCAAGCGCGAGAGAAACTGTTTAAGCAATCACGCGCTGTTGAAAGTATCCAATTGTCTGAAACTTTGGTTGAGACTTTCGCGACTAAATACCGCGAGAGTTTCAAGGAAGTGGAAGCAGAGACCGCGAACCAGTATGCAACCCACATAAAAGCCTTACTCAAGGCCGACTATGATGGATACCGCGATACACTGATTCAGGCTCTTGAGGGTAAGCGTTCGGTACAGACTGCTTACCGCGAACTTAAGAAACTGATTAAAGAAGTCGACGGAAATGCTAGTTCAGGTTCTGGATCTACTACTGAAGTTTCAGACTCAGAATCCGATGCTGTTGGACATTCTACAGACCTTGAAAAAGGCCAGATAGATGAAAACAGCGAGGGTTTTGATTGCACTGAGCAGAGGATTTCCGATGCGGAGTTTATTGCTTGGAAGTTATTTGTTAAGACGTGCAAATATGATCAGCATCTCGCGTTAGAAATTGCTGAGCGTTTACAGGCTCACGCATCGAAAGCAATCGAGACTCTGAATCAAGAAGCAGACAAAAAAGTCGCGTAAACGAAACAAGAGACCCGCTAGTGAGAAATTGCTAGCGGGTTTTTTGCGTATCGGTTTTTGTAATTACAAAGACCAGCAACAAAGGAAATCATAAAATGATGATATTCAATTATCCAAGTAAGAAATCGTTGAAAGAATCGATTGGTCAGAAATTGAACTACGTCGAGACTTCAATGTTTGGTAATGAGTTCACGCCTAATGGTGTGCTCGTTGGGTGCAATCGTCCGCATCTCACGGGTCACAAGCGTGAGTTTTTCGCTCAAGTGACAATGCGTAATGGTGTGATCGAGGGTGTGAAGTGATGGATGAGTTCTACATTGTAGCAATTGGGTTCGTTAGTGTGTGGTGTATATTCTGGGGTGTACTCGGGATGTTGTGGGAGCGTGTGAACAATGGGCAGAAATAAGATTGTGTACCGCAATGATGCGGGTGAAATAGTGGGTTGGGACTATGAGGCTGACGCGCATGAGTTGGCGGAGTGGGACTATTTGGAGCAACGAGACTCAATCTTTGAGTATGAAGATGAGGAGGAAGAATAGTGTGTGACAATGTTGTGTACCAGTATGTGCCGTGTGGGTACGACTATCGTGAGGTAGAGTCTAAGTGTGG